AGATGTGCGAATGATCAAATTCAATCTCTTCAACTGCACTTCTGTTTAACTGTGATGCAGTTACAAACAATACGTTTAGTTCTCTTGACAAGTTACGCAGTTCTTCACTTACGTATTTGTCCTTAACAAACAAATCGTTTGGCGATACTTTAGCACTAACAGGCATAAGCAAATCCAAATAGTCAACCAACATAAAGTCAATTTCTCTTCCTTGCTTGATGCTTAGTTCTTTAACAAATGCTCTTATGTCGTTTACTGTGCTTTGTGCTGGCATATACTTGATTTGCAATCCGCCTGCTTTCTTGCCCATCATTTTGATTTTCATTTCAACAGTTTCAATGTCTTTGAATATCTGTTTGGTGCTGGTGTTTGTCAACATACTATCAATACGCATAGCAGTTAAACCTTCACTCAATTCCAGTGTAATGTATACTCCATTGAGTCCTGCTTCCATCCAATTCACTGCCAAGTTCTGCATAAACAAACTCTTACCTGATCCAGATCCACCTGCAAATATCTGTAGTTCACCTCTGTTGAATCCACCATATAATAGTTTGTCTAAGTTTTGCCAACCGGTTGAATTCTGCCCGTTGTTGTCTTTCAGTGCCGCAAGTCTTGCTCTTGGATCTTCAAAGTAATCTGTACCCAAGTCCTTTGTTAAACTTATTTGTACTGCATCCTTTATAAGTTTCTCAACTGGTGAATACTCGCCCTTCTCTAGCAAGTCTGCACTTTTTAATATTGCACGTTCTAGTTCTGTACGTCTAGTAAATGCTTCAAACTCTCCTAAGAACCAATCTGTATGTCCGCTGTTGAGATCAGGAATCTCTTGCAAGTCTGTACCTGTGACTGCTTTTATTTGTGCTCTATCCGGAAGTGTCTTGTGTTCGTTTGTGTGATCATAGATAAACTTTGCAGCTTCTCGCAAGTCTCTGTCAAAGTTTTCATCATTGAATATGTTTTGTACTCTTAGAAAACTTTGTGCATCTTGCATCATCATTTCTAAGAATAATTTTTGTACATCATAGTTATAATCAGTCATACTTTATTATAGTGCCTTTCTACTAATCTGCAACATGTTTGGTAAAGATTGTTAGAGCAATTTTTTTTGCAACTCCGTTTTTCAAAAAGTTATCACTTGAATGCAATGCTTTACGGTCCCAAACAACACCTGTTCCTCTACGCCATTTGTATATCTCATTTACACTAACTTTTTGTACCTTGTACCAATCACAATGTGAAAGATATTGTTCGTATATTTCCTCGCTTACATGATTTTTAACAGTAGGAAAATCATTAAAGTTTTCTACTGTGCATTCTTCGTTAAAAATAAGTGTGCTTGTTTCAATATCTTGATACGGTATTAAAATAGCATTTGCTGGATTCTTGTCATTGTTATTTAAATAGTCCGTGTGTATTACCCAGGGCTTATGTTCAACTAAAACCATGGCATGACCAATAGACTGTCCAGGTATAAGATCCTCAAAAATCTTACCCAGTATTTTGCAATCAGTTTCACTTATACCATTTGTATATGCTTTATCTGATTCAGACGCACTCTCATTTCTGTTTTGATATCTTTCTATAATTTTATCAACTATAATTTGTTGATTTTCAGTTATGTCAAACTTCAACGTATTCTCCTTATTCTTGCAAGTTGATATACCAAATGGGTAGTTCTTCTTTTGTAGGTATATCAAGATATCGTGATTGATTATTAAATGCAAAGTACGGATTCCAAATGTGTTTATGAAACTGCCAGTTTAAAATTTCCATGTAATCAATACGCAACTTTTTAATTAGTATAAATTTATCTGCAATAATAACATTATCTTTATCAACTAGAGTATCATTGGTTTCCTTGCCAAACAGTTGAAAGCGATTAGTTGCTCCATAGTTATATTCAAAATTAATCTGGTGTTCACCAGGTGTTAAAACACTTGGTTCCCATGTTTGCTCGTCAATTATAAATCCAGGAGTTCCGTTATATGCTCCAACTTCAATTGTCAAAGTTGCTTCAGGCATTTATAACACTTCCACTAGTTAGGAGTTGATCGTGTCCAATATGCTCTGGAACATTATAACCTAACTTTACACAGTGTTCTATTAGATCTTCACGCCATTGTAGTCTTGTAGTTTGGTTGCTAAGACCTACCCAATCATTTTCATTGGTTCCTAAAGTGATACCAAGATCTTCAGCCATTGATGCTAGTGGTGTGCCAGGTAGTATAGCCAAAGTTGAACCTACTGCCACTTTGGTTATTGATTTTCCTGCATAAGGAGCTAATACCTCGAACATTTCTTTTTGATTTTTAATTGTTTCTTCTGTATCAGTGACATATCCAACTATCATTAAAAATGTTCCTTCAATACCATATTTGTTCATGGCTTTTACACCGTATATAACATCATCATTGCTAAATTTTTTCCGCATATGATCTCTTACACCTTCATCAAGACTTTCTATGCCAATATAGATCTGCGTTAGTCCAGCTTCTTTGCTCAATTTCCATATGTCTTCAGGCATTTGATTTGCTGGCCTAAAAATAAACTGTCCTCTCCAAATTAACATATTTTGCGGATTTTTATTATTGTATTCTGCTAACACAGTACACAGTTCTTTATATGCTTTCATACTTCCATTAATTAGACTGTCAGTAAAAGCAAAATCGTATATGCCGTGTTTAGCACTCTGTGCTATCATTTCATCTGCAATACTCTTGCCACTTCTCCAAACAAATTTTTTCCAATGGGTATGGATATCGCAAAATGTGCATTTACGCACACAACCTCTACTACCAGTGATAGGAATACCACCTCTGTACAGGCTCCAGTCATAGCTGTCATAAACAGGAATAGGAAATTCGTCTAAGTTCTTTATCTGCGTCCATTCAGGCGTGCTTACATAGTCACTTTCCATTATGTCAATTATAGGATGTTCGCCTTCGCTCTTTACCCAATGGTCACAAAGTTTAATCTCTTGCCACTCGGCACCCATGTTTACTCCGTGTAGCCCGTTGTGACTTAAACCTGGGCCACCTAATATTATTTTGACATTTGGTGCCATGGTTCTAATGTATATGCATAACAGTTGTGCAGTACGTATGCATTGATACGTAAAAAGACTGATTCCTATATACTTTGGATTGTATTCTAACATTTTGTTTACATGATGACGGAACGAACTATCAATTGCTTGTGAGTCTCCTGAATTTACACCAAGTGCAAAGTTCTTTATAGCATCATCGCCAAATGTTAATCTGTTAAAGTCGTAGAACTTGCCACTAAAGCCATGCCATTCTAGCATACCAATTAGGATAGCAGGTGCTGCTGGTGCAACTTTAGTTTGTGTATACGGAACACTGGTGATAAGCACATCACAACTCAACTTATGCTCCTTATTAAACGTTTTTTAGCCATTTCGATCTTAATCTTACTTCTTTCTGCACTGTTATGTACCTGTTTAAGTGTTTCAGCTACGCCAAAACGTACCACTGCATCATTAACATCTTTAACATCTTTGGGCCATTCCGGTATGCTTACTTCAAATTTGTGTTCAACTGCAGCATCAATCATATTTATTCCAGCCCGATCTTGGTCAGGTACTACTATAATTCTACGTTTCAACTGCTTTAGCAACTGTGCTTGATCCTTGCTTATGGTTTCATGCATGCATGCTAATCCTGATATACTTAGTGCATCAAATATACCCTCAACAACTATTGCACTGGTCCAATTGGACTTTTGTAAATCATACCCAAATACATATCCCGGTTGCTGACTGTTTATAAACTTTGGTGTACGACTGTCTAGATAACGACTTGTGTGTCCTACTATCCTGTTCTTGTATGTGTATGGTATAACAATCCTATCTCTTGGTCCACGTTTCTTATCTACCAAAAACGGATAGCCAAATACCATGCCACGTTTTTTTAAGTATTCAACATAGTGAAAATGTAGTTTGTTGTTTTCATCTATACGTTCAACACCAGTGGGTATTTCTGTTTCTTCAAAGTCTATTTGCGTTTGTTTTATGGTATTGCGTTCGGCAGTTAAGTCTAATAAACTTTTACGTTTCAAACTTTCTAAGTTGAGTCTTTCAATATCTGTTGGATCTACACCAATCCATTCTAACAGTTTACGTGCTTTGTAACTAACACTACGCCCTGCCGTAAAACTTGCAGTAAAGCCACAGTTGAAGCAGTGATAACTCCAGTCATCTTCTGATTGTTTTATACCGCCACGACTGCGTCGGTCCTGTGATTCGCCTTTGTGTACACAACAGGGTGCATTAAAACTAACCCAACCAGAACTAGTTTGTTTTCGCTTTTGCGGAATGTAACTTAGTAGATCAATCATTATGTAATAATAACATAAGAACTAGATGTTTGCAAGTGTTTTGGTTATCTATAGGTAATTTCTGTAATAGTTCCGTTGTTTACGTCAACAGTAGGTGTAGACTCATAACCTTGTCCGCCATTGGTAACAGTGATTGTAGAAACTACATTTCCGCTTAAAGTTGCGGTTGCAGTTGCTCCTGTACCTAATCCTGTAATTTCAACATTAGGTGTTCCTGGGCCAGTATATTCTGATCCGCCTGTGGTACTGATCTGTGTTACCACTCCATTTACAACTGTAGCAGAACCTGTGGCTGCAATTCCGTATTGGTTTATTTCAAAACGTATCCAATTGTGTCTTCCGTCAACGTTGATAAAAGCTCTTTTTGTTTGATTATTGTATACAGTTTGTGTACCTATATCATACCACTCTGGACCAATTTGATTTTCACTTCCTTGTGCTTTTACGTTGCCTGTAAAGTTATCAAAATCCAATTGAAATGTAGTTAGTGTATTGTTAGCAGTATATGCCATACTGGTATGTCTTCTGTTGCCTTCGTCTTTTCTTATACCATAATCATCAGGCTTTGGTAGTACTAGTATGTTGCTTTCTCGATAATCTGGATACACACTATCAACAATTTCAACTTGTCCTCTGCCTGCACTGTATGCATCAGTATATACTGCTTCGTATAAATTACCGCTTGCACGTTCTAAACTATAGGTAGCAGTCTGTTGTTCAATTAGGTCAAGTTCTTCACTGGTAAGTGTTACTTTTGCTCTACCAAATGCGGCACTTAATATTTCAAGATCTTTTGCTATCAGCAATTCGTCTCCATCAGTGCTCATCATACGGTAAGTAATAGTACTGCCTGTGATGTTAACGGGTTTTTGATCTTGGTTGATAAACTCAAACAGTATTACGTTATCAACTCCTCGGTTGACTTTTAATTTTTTAGCATACACTGGTTGCCATCTCCTTTGAAAGTACGATCCGTCAGTGGCAGGTAATAGTACCTGTTGCTTTTGCTGATATAAATAGACGGGTGTAGAATACATTAATTAACTCCAATTATAAGGTATTTATGGGCGTAGAGCTATTCGAAAAGATTGCCGAGCGATATCCATTCATTACTTTTTGCACTTATGCAGGTAATGAATACGTAGGTGTGATTCAAAATAGAGACGATCAAATTACAACTATCTATGACTTTGGCGGAATTGTTGGTGACAGTATCAAGCGTCAATTCTTAGAGTTTGCGAATCAATGGTGGTGGGAATCAAACCGTAGTATACCAATCAACATATTTCTCAAAAAAGACTGGGAACAGTTCAGACCGTTTTTAAAAACTTTTATCAATAAAGATTTGCAAATCCTATTAGGACCTAGTACCAGTCTACAAGAACTTAGCCGTAAAAAAATAAAACGCCGTAGTATTACACTGGTTCGCAAAGTAGATTAATGTGTAATGCAACCAAACGTGCATAACTCACTGCATGTGATTTCTTAAACACAAAACCAGCACTATCATCACCATCCCACACAGTTGCAAACACATCCGCCCATGGCTTGCGTTGTAGGTGTGCTTTACCTGGACGTATTATACTAATAAACGCAGCCATACGTTGTATGCTACTTGGTTGCATTGCTACAATTAGATCATAATAGTTTCCAATGTGTACTATACGTTCACAAAACTGTTTGTCTTGCAGTTTGTCCCAGTTTGTTTCTTGTGCTAACATCTCATCATAGTGTTGTTGATCTCTAATCAGTGTGTATACACTTTGATTAAGCAAGTCTAGTTTGAAATAGCCACGTTGTTCTGCATATTCATAGTCAATACTTGCACAACCATTTGGTGCATCACGTGGTATCGGAGTGACGTAGACACCTGAATTATGTTTGCGTCCTTCTGCATTTTGTCTTGCAGGAGTACACTTGATTAAATCAATTACACTTTGCCTATCAGCAAAGTCTATGTCTACATCAGCACTCATTACACCATTTCTTCTACAATACCAATTAGTTCTGCTACTCCAAGCAGTATAGCCGCTAGTGGAATCATGCCAAGATATAGTGCATAACATGCTCCTAAACGTGTAATGCTTTTGACCATACTTGCCCAAAAATGCTTGTCTTTGATCTTTGCAGTTTTTTCAAGTTGTGCTGCTTTAGGTCTTGTTAATCCCATTTTCTTCTCCTACTAACGTTCTAAGATGTTCTAATTCAGGTATATAGTTATTTAAACACGAATTCCTTGATTTGTCAAGTCGATCATTATAACTAAAAAATTTTCTTAATTTAGATTGATCTAACTTGCTTGATTTAGCAAGATTTATTACACCATCAACAAAACTTTTAAAAAGTGTATTGTTTTTATATATGTTTGTATGCTTTATTCTTTCTAATTTAGAAATTTGTTCTGATGAATAAGTAAAAACAAAAGGCCAAATGTTATCTGCAAACTGTCCGTGTATTAGACATCCCGGAAACTCTTTGTCAAGAAATTCTATAAGATCAGTGTAATCAAAAATAGTATATAAACTTAATGTGGTGTTAAAAGTTATAGTATGTCCGTTTTTTTGTAACTTTTTTACATTCTCAATCATTGGGTCCCATTGACTACGCCAACGTGTGTAGTCATTTGCAAGTTTATAACCGTCAATGCTTACAATATATTGTAGGTTTGAAAAACTATTGCCTAGTTCTAATAACAATGTTGAGACTTTTACTGCATTGGTATTTACTAAGAATTCAAAATCTGTATGTTTTTGATCAATACATTTTCTTAGAAACTTATAAAACTCAGGCATTGCAGTAGGTTCTCCACCTGCAACATACAACTTTATTATATTCTCTATTTGCACAATATCAAAGTCACTAAATGACTGTGTGTATTCTTTGGGAATTAGTCCTTGATCTTTTTGTTCGCGTTCGATAAGACTACTAGAACTTGGACCGCACATTCTACACATTAGATTACATTTGTTACTTGGCCGAACTTCATAGTACACAGGATCAGTGATTGTTTTTAAGTCATCAATTGATTTTAAATTAAGTTTTAATGCCCATTCAACTGTTTCTTCCTGTCTAGCAGACTGTATACCTTTGTCTTCTATTTTATAACATTCATTGCAATGCTTAGGTAGAAGTTTGCCATCGATCATTGATTGCCGTATTTCCT